TCAACATTAACGGATTCAGATATGGATAAAATCTGTTAAGTAAATAGCAATAAATTACAACATGTTGTTATTGATTTAGGTACTATCAGTCTAAATGAATCGGGATATTATCGTATCAATGATAATGAAAAATATCCGATCTATGCAAAAATAGTAGAAATCTCTTATTATTCATTAATAACACCAATTTCAGCTATAAATGTATATCGTGGCGAAAACAGTGGTGCTTATATTTTCGGGTCTCCCAATACAAAAATACAAGATTTACAAATCAGGTGTTGGTATTGATAATAAAATAGCAATAGTGCAATGAGCGAATATAAAAATTTGCCAATAGTGATGACATCCATAAACGATATTCCTTACGGTTTTTCCTATGTAGGCATAAATGCAAAAGACACTCCAGGAGGTACTGGTGGTTTTTGTATTATGGCAAGTGATGGAAAAACTAGTAGATTATGCGTATTTTTCGAAAGACGAGTATCGAGTAGCCAAAAATGTTCTACGTGGTTTCGAACAACTGACGGTGCTGGCAAGTGGTGTTCTTGGACAGCTCTTCAGTAAAATAGCAAGGCTTTGACAGCATCATTACCAACAATATTTGTTGGTACTAATGTTGACTTCGGTAATGCCATAGGTGAATCAGGTCTTTTAAATACATCAGCAAGAGCATGTATATATGTGTGTAATGGTGCTACCAATAATCCATTAGGTAATAATTACATAATGTTGATTCATGCAAATTCGTATTGGAGTAAGCATCCTGAATACTTTGTTTTTAATTCTGGTAAAACGGGTACACTTAATTGTGAAGATTTGACATCTATAAAAATTGATGGTACATCATAAAATGATCTTTTACTGAAACAATTCCGAACATACACTCCCTATTTCATGAACTGAAATAAAGCATTTAATTTCACCTCTTTTTGGGTCATAATTGGCTTAGAAAGGGGTGTTTTTATGGAAAAAGACATTAACATGATAATCAAAAATGTTGTAAACATGATGCAAGAGGAACTGACCGAGGAACAGATGCACAAATTGGAGAATGTGCTGTATATTTCGTTCCACGGAGTCAAACTTCAAGAGGAATGTACCTCATTGGTAACAAGTCAATCTCACTGGGATAAGATTCTCAAATTGTTCATTGCAAGTAAACGCTTGGAGAACTGCTCACAAGGTACGATTGACCGCTATGTGGACTGTGTAACCAAGCTAGTCAACTATCTCAACAAGAGATTTGAGGACATAACCACAAACGATATCCGCTACTACCTTGCTATGTATCAGGAGACAAGGAAGGTCTCTATCTCGTACATGGACACGCTTAGAAGATACTTTTCGTCATTCTTTGGATGGCTCTCTGACGAGGGATTCATAAGCAAAAATCCAATGAGACGCATCAAGCACATGAAAGTGCCACAACGCATCAAAAAGCCGTTTACGTCCGCAGAGAGGGAGCATCTACGTTGCAATGCTAAGAGTCAGAGAGATGTGGCAATTATGGAGTTTCTGTACAGTACAGCAGCACGTATCGGTGAGGTAACAGCTCTGAACCGCAGTGATATTGACTGGGGAAATAAGGAAGTAATCATTTACGGAGAAAAGGGAAAGAAAGAGAGAAAAGTGTATCTGACGGATGAATGCGCATATCATCTCAAGAAGTACCTTATGTCAAGGGATGATATGAACCCGGCGTTGTTTGTATCGAACCGAAAGCCACACAACCGGATGGGAAAGGAAGCTATATGGTCAATGCTGTCGAAACTGGGTAGAAAAACAGATATTCATGCGCATCCGCATAAGTTCCGAAGAACCCTACTCACGGATGCTGGAAGCAGAGGAATACCGCTACAAGAAATTCAGGCTTATGCCGGACACCAAAAGCCGGATACAACCATGATGTACGTCACTGTAAGTGAATCCAATGTGAAAGCATCTTTTAGAAGATATATAGCGTAAGCTGACTTGATTCAATATTGATTTTTTAAAAGCCATTTCTCGATGGCTTGTTTGCTATGCCATTTTTTATGGGAAGTCTGTGTTTTTCGATATGCAAAAATGATGTTTTCTAAAAATGTGTAATGGTGATGAAATAGGGAGTGTATACGGTTAAAAATCACGCTTTTGTTATTTTAGGATACGGTTGCAATCCAAGAAATGCTTGGTTTTGCACCTGATGTGGTACAAGCGTTTGAAAGCTTTATTGTAAAGCCATTTTTTGTTACAGAAGCGTAATCTACAAACGCAGTCAAATCACCATACGTAGCAATGTTTGAGCCACTTTTCAAAGTACACACGACTGTCGGTATGATATTGAATGGCTTTTTAAAAACGACAGCCACTGTTTGCGTACTGTTTGCTGCAATTTCTACAGCTCCAGTTGTACCAGATTGTGTCTTGCTATTTAATTCATTAACTGCCCCAATCAAAGTCTTGTTAGTAGTTCCTAACTTTGCGATAACTGCCGTAGTCATCTTGTCTACAACATAATCCCATACCTTGTCCATCAGTGTACGCTTGTTTGCTTTACCGTCCGTGTCGAGAATCATTAACTCGTCATTGTCTTTCAGTGCTTCTTTAGTTGTGTACTTTGTCCATTCCATGATTAATTCTCCTTTATTGAATCATTTATTAAAAGGGTAAGAGCATTATTCATGCCCTTACGCCTCGTCAACCTTGTTTACTGTGATAAATTTTCTAATCGCATCTACATGAGTTTTGAGTTCAGCATCAACGATATAGAACGATTTCTTATTGTTGTGCGATACAAGATTTCCACTCTCGTCAATCTCATCATAAGTAAATGTAGCTCTGTCCATTCCATTTACATTTAAAATTGAAAAACCACTAAGCTGTTTCATTTAAAAGTTCCTCCTGTTCCTTAATCAAGGTTTCTAGTTCCGCGTTTAATATGTTCTCAGGGCTTTCAGGTAATTCTTCTTCCCTGTCAACATCTTCCTCAAGATTTACATATTCGTAATCTTTCTGTTTTGCTTTCAGTTCCCATGCAAATTTCAGATTCGGAGTTCCGTGCACAATGAAGTAATTCTCTTCCTTCTTTTCAATCCACAAATCTCCTTCTCCTTCTTTCTGCAAAAACACTTGATACTCAATGCGTGTTGTTACGGTTTCCGTGAAGATATCTCCGATTTCAACGATACATTCACCGTTCTCATCAGTAAGTCCTTCACCGATGTCTCCAAACATTGGCGAAGCTGTTTCGTAGCAATATTGAAGTCTGTTTGAATAATTCTCTGTTGGAACAACACGGTTTTTAGTTCCAGTTGTTTTTATTTCTCTTGGGCTTATATCTACATAATCATTAATGTAACTACTTCCATTAATTCTAATTGAAAGGCAACCTGTTGAGTTCTCGCTAATGCTGAATGTGTACGATTTCACTTCTGACATTGCATCAGACCATCCTTGTAAATCCTCAGCCCATCCAATAGAGAAGCATTCTGGGGAAATTGAAGAACCGTATCCCCTTCCATTATTAGATGCTTTCATTCTTAAACCATGAAACCAACCACCCATAAGGTCAACAACCATACTGTCCGATGCGAGAAGTCCCATATTAGTATTATCAATATGCATCCCCATGCTTCCGATAGTGAATATTTCTTTCGAATTGTTACGGCCAACGATGAGCGCATACGCTTTTTCTTTATCTAAATATATCGTGCTTCCATAAATCGAGCCTTTTTTGATGTTCAGTCCATCTTTATCCCATTTACCAACTTCCGCTCCTATGGCATCTAGTATCTGTATTGAGCCATTTTCATTGTTTACACCTCCCAATGTAAGTGTACCGCCCTTGCCATAAGAGAAGTTGATATACAACTGATCGCCTTGCATATATATCCCTTGTTTCTTCCCGTTATCAGTAAGTCTGTTAAACACTTCTTCGGAAGTCAGAGATTTGTTTAGCTTTTCTACAGCTGAATCGTCAGTATACTTAGTGGCTTTCGTCCAATCAGAAGAAACATAGTTGCCGCTAGCTCTTGCGGTTTTACATCTCATCAAGTCACCAGTGTCTCCTTGCGTCCAAAGGTCGCCAACATCATAAGGTGGCACAGGAGTTGTAATAAAGTTTCTTCTCTTACCGTCTGCGGTATCTTGCGCCTTTGATGCTGTTTCCATCGCAGATACGATGTCTGCATCTTTCACTCTCACCCACTGATAAGATGTATCGACTTTCATATAGCGGTAAGTGAAACCTTTGTTCTTCCAAAAGAAGAGGTCACCAACATGCTTCTGTCTTTCGTAAGCTGTAGTCCACTCAGATGCTGGATGGTTTGAATTCGCAGGCTCATAATCGTAATAGTACGTATCAATCTTTCCATCAATCTGATTTTGGATATCTTCAATTTTCGGATCATAAATGTTTTCGATGAAGTCCGTTACTGTAGAATCGTCTGTATAATTATCTTTCTTCTGCCAATCACTTGCTACATACTCACCAGTTTCTCTGTCCTTTAGGCAGACAAGGATATCATTTCCAGTGAAATACAAATCATCCACGCTATACGGTGGCTTTGGCTGTGTTGAGAAAATTTGCGCTTTACCGTCAATCTCATCGAATACAGAGTCTGGAACTGGCATTTCTTCCCAATTTCCGCTTCTGTAGATGTATTCATCACCAGTTTTGGAATTCTTCCACAAGTCACCCTCATGAGTTGCTTTCTCGGTTTCCACAGTGATTGTGATATTTTTTCCACTAACATCTAAGATTTCATTCCCGTTTATATCGCAAAGAGGCTGTGTTTCTTTTCCAGTCCAATTAAGTGACGGGTCAGTAGGTTGGAACCAAGTTTCTATCTTCTGATCAATCTGATTCTTGATATTCTCAAGGTCGGCAGCATAAGTATTCTTAACAAAGTTATTGATTGCGGAATCGTCTGTGTACTTGGTAGCCTTGACCCAATCAGATGCGACATACTCTCCGCTCTGACGTGAGGTCACGCATCGCATCAAGTCACCGTTTGTACCTTGCACCCATAAATCATCTGTATCATAAGGTGGATAAGGAGTTACGCTGAATACACGTTTCTTTGTGACAGCAAGGTTCTTTGCAGCTTTCGCATCCGCATCACTTAACTTTGACCACGCTGAACCGTTCCAACGCATTGTTTCTTCGGTTTTTGAGTTGTACCATAAGTCGCCAGTATGCTTTGCTTTCAGTTCAGCTGTTGTCCATGAAGCTGCCGGATCAGCAGATTGATTGTATGTCTCAATCTTGCCATCAATCTGATTCTGCAAGTCCTTATTGACTGTTTCCAGCTCTTTCTGTACCTCATTGGCTCTTGTATCGTCCGTATACTTTGATGCCTTTTCCCAGTCTGATGCCGAGAAAGAAGCCGATTCACTTCTTGCAACACAGCAACGCATGATGTCACCACCATCACCCTGTACCCAAAGGTCACCTATGTCGTAAGGTGGCTGTGGAGTCACTACAAAGACTCTACGCTTATGATCTGCTGTATCCTGTGCTTTCTCCGCAGCTGCAAGTGCTTTTGAAATATCTGTATCCTGTACGATCTGCCACTTCCAAACCGCTCCGTCCTGTAAGAATCGGTAGGAATATCCAGTGGACTTCCAGAAGAAGAGATCACCTTCGTGGTCTTTTCTCTGCTCGTTGGTTGTCCAATTCACAGCCGGTTCGTTCTGTAAGCTAGGTTCGTGGTCATAGAACCATGTTTCAATCTGTCCATCAATCTGACTCTGTAATTCCGCAATCTTCGGATCGTATACTGCAGAAATGAAGGTATTCAGTCCGCTATCGTCAGTGTACTTGGTTTTCTTCTGCCAGTCGGACTTTACACAACTTCCTTTATCTCTACTTTCCACGCAAGTGAGAAGTTCCTGTGAGTCTGCATCGAACCACAAGTCGCCTACACGGTATGGTGGAACAGGTGTGTTAATGAAAATCTGTGCTTTTCCATCGATTTCGTCAAAGACTTCATCTGGTACTTGCATTTTAACCCAATGACCGCCACGATAGATGTACTCATCATTTGTAGAAAGGTCTTTCCACAAATCACCTTCATGCTCGGACTTTGATTCTTCAAACAGTACGATGATTTCATTACCGTTTACATCAAGGATTGAATTGCCATCAATATCATATAACGCTTTTTCAACCGTACCACCCCAGTTTACGGATGGATCCGTTGACTGATACCATGTTTCAATCTTGTTCCGGACGGAGTTTTTAATCTCGTCCATATCTGTCTTGTAAATGTTAGTTACAAAATCATCTACCTCTTTTGCGGCAATCTCTTCAATTGATACGCCGGAAAGAGAAAATTCTTGAGCTTTGATGCGGACACTTCCAGTATCGCAATTAACATAGAATACTTCATTGCCTTTTTCGTCAGCAACCTTAAATTCGCCTGTGTTAATCCAGTTAGCTCTAACTCCAACAGCATCAAGAATCCGAACAACGGTATCTCCATCTACTGTCATGCCACCATTCCAAGTATTACCGCCATCCGTGGACACTCCCCATGCTTCAGCAGTCATCTTCCAAACAATATCTGAATCGCTCAGCAATGCTTTGTTATGCAGATAATAAACCTTTCCACCGCCTTGGCTTTCCTCTACTGTTGTATATAGGCCTGACGATTGACTGATTCTCTTAGATAATTCTTCAAGCGCCTTTTCTCTATCTGAACGTTCTTTCTGTAGATTCTTACGATTTTCAACGATTGCCTGAGAAGCTAAACTGTATTGCTTTGCGCTATTTCGCGCTGCACTTTTTGCTCCGCATTCAATTGTCTGTTTATTCCCAACTTGGAATATCGTTGATGTAACAAGACTCTTGTACTGATTACCTTTTCTATCTGTAATAATACAGATATCACCAGCTTCGGCCAGCGGATTATTCATCATTGACGCTGAAAACGGTCTAAATCTCATTCCTACAATACGTTTGCCTATGATTGTAGCGATATCATTACCTTTTCCTTCGGCAATTAATTTATTGTCTTTAATTTCAATGACATATCCATCTTCACCATACTGATATGACACAGGGCTTTCATCTGTAGATACATTCTCTTTATATTCAGTAACTTTAATCCCTGTAATAACGACATCTTCATTGTTGATTGATAAACTATCGTAAGATTCTACGGAAACAAACTTGTCTTCATCAATATGACTAGATTCATAAGATTTCAAATCATACCAAGCGATACATAATCTGCCATAGGAATCACATCTACAAAACTGCCCACCAATCTGAGCAACCCACGCGAGAACTTGTCTGAAAGTTAGTTGCTGGTCATCAGGTCTTGTTTCAATAACATAATCGTCATTATCAAATGTTACTGTTTGTAACTGAACTCCGCACACGTTACAAGCATCTCTGATGATTTCACTTCTTGTTGCCGGATATTTCAGTTTACTTTCCGAATAATCACGATCAAACTTCATCATGTTATCCTGACAAGTTAGTGTGATAATAGAACTGTTCTGATACGGAGCTTCAACAACTGTCATTGTGCAAAGGCGAATCTTCTCAGTAACAGCGTCGCTGTAGAGCAATAATATCTCATTGCCATTTGTATCTAATATTGGGTTTTCGCTAATATCGAGCCATTTCTTTTCTTCCGGGAATACCATTCCAGTAGGAGATATAGCTAAGCCGACGTATATGGCGATTTCAGCTCCTTCAAAATCGTAGTCGGTAAAATCATCATAGATGTTATTTAAAGTGACGGTAGCCTTATTTATGATGGCTGAACCTATCTTAAATTCAGAAGAATCAGACACAGCGTCTTCTACTTTCAGTCCGAAATTCCAAACACTATCTTCTCTTAAATAGAGAGCAGTTCCATCTTTTAAGGTAATATCTACCCATTCGAGGTATCTCCTGTTGTCATTATTCAGTTCTTTCTTAAATGATTTTGAAAGACTTCTCATTAAATTACCTCTCTATAATATTAAAAGAGATACTTTCGTATCTCTTCTGATTTACTGTCCATATTTTTACTGGTGCTTTTTTATCTCCTGAGTAAAACGTTCTCGTTTCCATTCGGCAGTTCTCGACATCCCAATATGTTACCTGAAAATATTCAGGAGCAAACGCTTTCAGAATTGCACTGGCTTCCTGTGGTGTTGTTCCACTCCAAGATAAGTCAAGAGTTCTTTTCTCACCGACTTTATTCTTGTGCATGATCGTATCATCTGTACGTCCTGCATCAGAAGCAGATATATCTTGCTTTCCCCACGACAAAGAGGACGGGGATTTTATTTTTACCCCGTCCACAACAAGCATATTTGTATTGTTCGGCATATTCTACCTCCTAGTAAGCAGGACTCGGATTGAATCTACTGCTTCTACTTGCCTGTCCTTTTTCAACAGCTCTTGCCAAGACTTCATTATCTTCTGTCTTAAGAACTGCGTTAATAATATATGGAATCGCGCTGTTGCTGTCTGTTCTGTTACTCTGTGTAGCCATATAGACTTCCATCATGCCATCAATGACAGCCTGTTTAATTCCATCTGTAATCTGCTGATTATTTGCCACAACGTGTTTATTCCCCATGCGACCAATGTATTCAGAACCGAATCCGTTTTCATTGGCTACATAAATCTCACCATTCATCGGATATCCGCCGCCTGCATAACCCTTATATCCTCTCGCTGTCCAACCTTTATACAGACTTCCGTAACGAGATACTGTATATCTGATAGATGCGATCATATTGGATAGTGGGTCATAGATATCCTTGTTATACGGAGATAATGCATAGCTACGGAATGTAGGATCAATAACCTGCATAAGTCCTTTTGAAGGAATACCCTTCTTAGCATTACTATCCCACAAGTTGATAGCTCTAGCGTTTCCGCCTGACTCATGTTTCATCTGAGTAAGTAATGCGTTCAAGTTGGACTCTGTGTACTGGTTCGTCAACAACAACGCTGTCTTAGCAAGATTTCTCCACTGTTCTACTCCCGATGTGCTATATCCACCACCGCTTGAAGTTGTGAATCCGCTCACAAGGCTTTTAACCTTGCTCAGAGCCATATCCTTAACAGCACTGATAGACTGTTTAGCAATAGACAATCCCGGCTCTACAGCATCACGGAAAGATGTGAACTTATCAAGTCCATATTGCAACAGCTTTGACGGATGTGCGATGTAATCAATGATATTGAATACTCCCGCACCTTTCTTGAAGTGTGGCACTCCATTCATATCCATGAGTTCTTTTGTCTGTCCTGCAGGCATTACCTTTGTACCTTTAGGCATTGGCAACACTACGTTACGACCTTTAGGAATAAATGCTTTTCCATTAGGGAACTGAACAAGCTCACGATATGTACCGCCCGACTGGTCATTGACCATACCAAACGTATCATTCAGTACACCATTCTTCCCAGTACCAGTAGCATACTTAGGGATAAGGTCTTTGCTTCCACCAAGTTTTTTGTAAATCCAGTTTACAGCGCTACCAACACTATTGATGGCTGATTTGACAGGAGATGTAATCCAATTTCCAACATTTTGGAAATACCTTCCGATTCCACTGAAAGCACTTGTAACTCCGTTGTATGCAGTTTTAAATGTGCTGCTAAACCATGTAGAAATATACTGCATGTTGGATTGGATGTCGTTTCTTCTTGAACCGAACCATGAACCTACGCCATTAAACGCCGCGTTTACATTGGAACGTGCGCTCTGATATTTCGTGTTGAACCAACCATTAATTGATTCCATGTTGGACTGGATTTCACCTTTTCGGCTTCCAAACCATGAGCCAACATCGTTAAACGCACCATTGACATATCCTCTAGCTGACTGATACTTCGCGTTCATCCATGTGTCAATATCGCTCATTCTAGTCTGAATTTCAGACTTTCTTGAACCAAACCATGTACCAACACTTGAGAAGGCATTATTTACATTGGTACGAGCTGTGGTGAATTTCGTATTCATCCATGAATCAATATCTTTTATTCCGTTCTGAATATCATTCTTTCTGCTAGTGAACCATGAACCAACATCATTGAAAGCCTTATTGACATTTGTTCTACCGCTCTGGAATTTTGTTCCAAACCACGAACTAACATCTTTCATTCCGCTCTGAATGTCAGATTTTCTGTTGCTGAACCATGTGCCGATATCTGAGAATTTTTCTTCTACTTTCTCGCGAGCTTCTCCAAATTCCTCTCCGAGCTTGTCTTTCAAGTCGCTGAATTTATCAACAATCTTATCCTTTAAATCTCCGAAGAAATCAAGAACCGACTGCAACTTATCTGCAACTCCATTGAGAAGTCCTTCCATGATGTATCCGCCTTGTTCAGCCATGACGGTTGAAGGTGAATGGATACCGAACAGATTTTTAAACCAATTAATAAATGGTGTAAAAATTTTTTCTCTTATGAATTTACCGGGGTCTTTCCATTCTCCGCTCTGAATTCCTTCAAGAACTCCTTTGATGATATCAGAACCAAGAGCTGCCAATCCAAGTCCTGATAGTGACGGTAAAACAAATTTAGGTAATTTCACTTTGACTTCTTCTTCACTCATGTCGAATACATTTGTGAAAAATCCTATTGCGATACCTCTTAAAAGATCATTCGGTAAATTAATGATTGCGTTCGCAAGTGATACCAAGAGTCCTGAAAAATCCCATGTGATTTTTCCCCAGTCAATACCGCAAATTAAATCTACGATTTTTTGCCCGATTATCTCAAATGTCTTATCTCCTTGCAATCCATCAATTGCGCCCTTCAGTGCTTCAAGAACACCGCTGACAAAATTACTGAATGTTTCACCAGTTAATTTGGCATCCCAAGTTTCGAAAAATCCTTTGATACCACTTGCCAATGAAGTACCAAAATCTTTCCAGTCAAAATTAGCTGCAAACGAATTGAGTGCGTGTAGCGCAGTATTAATTGATCCAGCAATTGTCTTTCCTAAATCATAGAACAATTCAGGAGAAATCAATCCATTAAGGAATGTTGCAAGACTTTTACCAAAATTATCAGCAGCGTGATATACGCTATCCCAATTAATTGATTCCATTGCGGATTTAAGTTTGTTTCCAACAATTTCACCAATTTCAGTAAAATCAGCATTAGCAAATGCCTGTTTAAACTTGTCTGCAAGTTGATTCATTGAGTTAGAAACTTCAATCGTTTCAAACATATCTGAAGGAGAAGGCCCACTAGAGCCACCACTTCCGCTTCCACTTGAGCCACTTCCAGAACCAGTATCATTTCCATTAAGGATATTTAATTCATCGAAACCAAGAATTGTTTTCTGTAATTTCTTAGCAGAATCATTTGCTTTATCAGTTTTCTTTCCAGTATCAGCAATGGATGCTCCATAGTTTTTCCAAGCCTTCTTAGCCTGTACAACATACCCCTTTCCTGTGAGAGCTGCTAGAAAGTGTCCTACAGCGTTCAAAGCACTAGATACCATATCAATAAATGATGATATGTACGGAGCAACGACATTCACGATTGGAGCAAACGCAACAGCCCAAGCATTTTTCAAATACAGTAAGGAAGATACCATTGAAGAAATGCTATTGTTATATGAGCTACGGTACTGTACAAGGTTGTCAGATCCCTCCTTAATCGCTTGCTTAATCTGACTAATCAAACCGAAAATGGTAGAAAACATAATTGAAGAGCCTATCATTCTTCCGAATGGCATTCCATTATTCTTCTTTTTGCTTTCAAAACCCATCAATTCTTTTAATGTTTTGAAAGGATGGACTGCTTTATTAGCAATATCCCTTGCGTTTTGTATTGTTTTTCCTACATTTTTAAAGCCTTTTGAAATATTGTTAATCTTAGAGCCGAAACTGCCGAGTCCTTTTAGCATACGTTTGAATTTACCGCCTTGTGCAGTAGCTCTCCTAAGAGCTTCCGCTGACTGGTCGATTTCTTCTGAATTCACTTCTGCTTTTACAGATTCTTTCATTTCTTTCTTATATCGCCTGGAATATTCCTCAAGCAACATAATCTTGCGAAGCGTATTGTCAAATTCAGGATCACCTTCCGACAATCCTTGGGAAGACAGCTCAGAAAGTGTTTTCTTCAATTCCCTGATTCTTGCTTCATATGTGACAACTTCTTTGTTGCCAAACTGCGAATTAAGGTTGTTTAATTTAGTAGCAGCTTCATTCGCACTAGCTCCGGATTGCTCAAGTTCTTTTGCCAGTTCGGATGCGCCATCACCAAATGTCATATTGTAGAGATCGGATACATTCCCAACATCTATCGGTTCATTTGAAACTTTACGCTTTCTCGAACCATTGTTGAAATGAGATAAATCCGTTCTTGCAGAATCCAATTCACTCTCAAGCTCAGCCAATTCTCGGATAGCATCGCCGAAATCTATTTCATTTTCAGCCTTTCTTGCAACCTGATATAACTCTTCAAACTTATCATTGAGATCGTCAATGTATTTGATTAATTCTTCCTCTGTATCAAAAGACGGTGCTGGAATTTCGCCAACAGCTTCCTTTGCTTTTCGCACATATTCATCGATTGCTTTTGTCGATCTATTAGATTTCTGCGAATCAACCACACCGGATAAAAACGAATTAGCATTTAAGCGTCCTAATGCTTCTGTGGCATCGTCGATGGCATTCTCATACTGATTCATCTGCATGATTTTTGAATACCAGTCTTTACCGCCTAATTCATTTGTGCCCTCAAGCTCAATCATATTATTGATAGCCTGTTGCACTCTCGCATAAAGCCTTTCATTTGCACTAATACTAGCTTGGAGCTGTTGGATATTCATTTTGGAAAAGTCAGTGTCAAGCCTAGAGTCTTTAAATTTCCTGTTAATATCCTTAAATGGTTGAACCGGATATTTTAAATCAGAACGTGTTTTCTTCTGCGCTTCTGTGCGATTACCTCTCGTAATACTTCCAACAAGAGCTTCTGCACGCTCAAGACCTGATGTATCCATTCCGGAACCAAGCATCTGAGAGAAAGACTTACCTGATTCTTCTGCATTTTTTAATGCATCTCCGAATTCAGTAACTCCGGTTTTCGCATCATTTACGCCAACTCTGATATCGTCAACTCCGTCAATGATGGTGTCCCAAATGTCATCTTCCATCCATTCAGGAGTATAGAAAGAATTTGCAGTCTCGTAGAATTTTTTCAGCGCGCTATCCAACTGGTAAAATTCATCTTCGACACTGTATGCTTCTTTCAAAATAGCTGGAAACTGCTCTCTCATTTCCTGATAGTAGGAGTCAAGCTCGATTCCGTCTTTCGTTGAAAACTTCTGTTTCATAACAGGAGTTCTGTTTTTATAATCATCTCCTAAAGATCTAGCTGTCTCAGGAGTAATCTTGATTTTCCCACTCTTTTTAATCCAGTTGTATAATTCCTGATAATCACTGGAAGTAGACTTGGAAATTCTACCGTTCCGCTTAACGACATTCCCAAGTGCTTCCATATCATCGGCAAGATTTTTATAAGCTTTCCCTGAATTATTAGACACGCCGGATGCAATCTTATTTGTCAGGCTTTTGATTTCGCCAGTAACGTTCTTTCCAGCAAGACCGAGATTGTAGTTTTTAATCAGGTTTCTTTCCTAAGTCCTTCGCGGATTTCTCCATTGCTTTCCCAGAGAACAGCTTGTCTACATTGAGCCCTTTCAGAGACACAGCACCTTTCGCAACGAGCATACAACGCTCAAGTGCTTCTGTAACAGCATCTATTCTTTTTTCGAGCTTCCCCATTGAACGATTCGCTTTTTGCGCTTCTGCTTCAATGATTATTTCCAACTTATCAATTTCGGCCACTGTTCTCACCTCTATTCTTTGCTATTCGCAACTTCTGCCCATGCCGCAAAATTAGCTGCCGCAATCTGCGTATTTTCATGAACGATTTCCTCTATTTCTTCATCTGTTAATTCATGCTCATTGAAATCTTCAACAATCATATGAGCTTCAGGATATTTAGCGTCTTTCGATACAGCACACGAAAGTACTTGAAGAACATAAAAACCATTCATCCAAGCTGAAATGTCTTGCATGATGGCTTTCTCTCTCTCTTTATCCTCTTGAATCTTTTTGTAAACGTTCATTTCTTTCGGAGTCATCTTCCAAAATTCAGAACAACTAATTCCGCATTGAGCGGCTATAGGCAACCAATATTCATATATGAATTGCGTATAGCTAGTGGGAATAATTACTCTTCTTCGGCTACTTCTTCCACTTCTTTCTTGGACTTCGTAGTTTTCTTCGGAGTCTCCTGCTCGTCCTGAGTCATTCCGAGCATTCTTTGGAAAAAATCGGATTCTGCAACGGCATCAGCAAATGCGTTTGTGATGTCAATAATGTTTCCACCACCGAGAACATGCTGAGTGATTAAATGCTCTGCCTCATCTCTATCGCAACCAATCACTGCGCAAACAAATCCCATAGCGATAAGTGTCATCTGTTTCTTTCTGAAAGCATCAATAATTGAGAAACCCTGTTCCTCCATCTTTGTGTATTCAGCAAATGCCATTTCTTTCACGTTGTAGTTTTTTCCATTAATTTTTACTTTGACCATTGTTCTTCCTCCATTTTTTTCAATCAAAAAAAAGAGCCGCCTTAAAGCGACTCTAATAGTTCTTTAAATAAATATTTCATTATCAATATCCTTGATGATGTCGTTTTCTGCATCAAACCAAGGACTATGCTGCTGGAAATCCTGTAGTAGCGTCAGAATTTTTAATCGCTGAATCACGAACGATTGTCAGTGTCATCTCACGAGCACCGTTTACTTCACCGCCATTGACTTTAACAGACATCTGTCCACTCCAAGAGAATTTACCGTCTGCTCCGTCAGCACCGAAATCAAGTTCAAAAATCTGCTGTTTTCCGCAAACCGCAAGAACTGCCTCGTAAGACTCTTTTGTATAGTTTGCTGTGAACTGCATGTCATCTGCTGAACGCACACCTGGTACAGAAGCTTCATCTGTATCTTCAAGGTCTGTTACAGTGATTTTCTCCGGATCACCGCCAAGATCAGGATAACTCTTGATCGCACAAACCCTTTTAACCGCCGCCCCAGTTGCTCCTACTTTGAGAACTGTGTTAATTGTACTTAATGCTTTTACATTAGCCATTTCTATCTTCCTTTCTACCGCTAAATAATGCGGTTAGCGAATACCATCTAATCGGTATCCGGTATGAAATTAAAATTTTGCTATATCATCTATTGATGCAACAAGGCGTTTAAACCTTGCCACCATTCGGTAAATATTTGTGTCTGACGCATTGTCAATAGGCTTCGGACCATACGCTCGAGCGTATCCCATCTTCCGCATAGCATCACAACACTGATTTATGATATTCTTCGCTTCTGTGATATTCTTGTTTGAATAGCACTGAATCTCAATTACGGACTCGACAGCATTCTCACTGTTTTCCAAGTCCATGCAAGCATCTTGATTGTCAATCTGAACAACCGATACTGCTGGAAATGACGGAGGGCTTTTACTGGAATAGTTTGATACATTCTTGCAAGTATCTTTCACATAAGATTTTATGTTACTCAACACTCTGTTTGACACATCAATCACTTCCAAACACCTCCTTCGCAATATGGCTTATAACGCTCATATCTCTTAAATACTGCGCTGTCTCATACATGAATGGTCTTGATGGTATTCCTTTTGTCCAATGGCGTTTACCATCTTTGAAATAAACCCATCCAGCTTCACCGTGGTCATTTATATCGTATTTCCAACCAGCTATAGAAGTGTCAGGGTGCGGAGAATCCTCTCCGACAACGCCCGTTCCAAACTCAACGTAGCAAGCATACGGGCAATCCGTATAAACACTAAATGAAGCTCCATCATAAACGATATCTCCGGGCATGATATTCAGACTTTCCAGTAACTCTCCTGTATAGATAGCATCTTTAGTGCCTATCTTCATTTGAGCTACAGCAACGCCCTCTTCTGCAAGTTTATATGCAAATTCCTCACATTTCTCTTGCAGACTGTTTCTGTACTTTCGTATGTCAGCTCTCAGTTTCTTAAACCCACTCACTGACAATCCGGTAGAATATCTAGGCATCTTTCGCCCTCGCTTTCAATGCAACGACAAGTCCATTCAAACCATCTGCAATACCAACTACGGTATAGTCTGCCGAATCAGAATCAACAGTACCATCCGTATTCAGTGTTGGCTCGTTCACCCATATTAATGATTCTTCTTTAATAGGAAGTTTCTCTACCGTTGCAAGCGTTCTAGTATAGCTTAAATTCGTTCCAAACATGTCAGCATAAGCATTACCTCTACTTGCTGATAGAGTCGCTGAAAACGTAACAGGAGTGGTGTAACCGCCAATGTAGTCTCCTGTTTCATCTCCATTTTCATCGACAATCGGAACTTTGCCGTTGTAATTGGAATACCATAATTTCTTAGCATTTTTCTTCAAGTTTCTCAATGTGCCATCCCTCCACCTTTTAATGCACATAAATCCCTGCGACCATTTTGCTGAAATCTGCAATATGGTCACGCACAATCTTCTTTCTACTTAACCCAGTAGACGGGAGATTACGGATCACCATTCCTTTCTTAAATTAGTGTGCATATAGCAACAACTCCTTCAAGATACGTATTTCTGGAAAACCACGTTCGAGTTCCAGTATTATCATTGTGGGAAGATTCTCCCTCAACTCCAATTTGGTTGTAGTCATAGAGAGCTAAACCGCGGATATTGGAATAAAAACGTTCCATATCTCCGGCAACAAACTCTTCTGTATATGACTTCGGGTAATTCCGTATCACGCATACCTCTTTATATGCGTTCTTTACTTTTATTTTCAGAATGGATAAATCAGATTCTTCCGATATACCCAATTCAGTTTTTAAATCCTCATATATCTCTTCAATCAACTTATCCATCTTCAAACACCTATTTCTTTGTCTGTCTCACTGTCTTTGGCTTAGACTCTGTGGCCTGTGCCTTTTTAACAGTTTCTTCAACACGTTTCCAACCGCAAGAGAGAAATGCGGAAGCCTGAATCTCAGACTCCACACTCATTCTCACGCCATCTTTCTCGAATGTAAACATTGCGATCACTCCTTAGCCTTCCGGGTTCTGACAAACACCGATAGCATCTTTCTTCTGATTCAGAACGAAAGCATCGTAGCGTACACGACCTTCTACAAGATGTCCGGAGATACCAGGCGCATCCTCATGAATCTTATACTCAGCAAGTTTGATTGGTGCTGGCATAACCACTGGGTTAGTGATTACAAAGTTTGTGTTCTTAGGGAAGTAAGAAGCCGGTGCCTTAATGATATTAACTCCGTCAACCTCACCTACAAGTCCTGTGATAGAAAGCTGTGTAGCCATATCACCTTTCTTTGTGAATGCTTCGTCAAGTTTCAGCATATTGTAGTAACCCGGAGTTACGATACAAACTCTTCCACCTGTAGGAACTTTTGCATTGTCAAGAATCTCCTGTACAGCAAGGAATTTCTCATAAGCATTTGCTTTTGTTACAGCAACGTCTTTTACAACGTGTGATACGTCTGCTCCGGCAACCAGTTTAGCGATACGGTATGTATCAATCTCAGGGATAATAACCTCGTCAATCTGACGTCTCAGCGCAGCTGCCGCAGCCATTGTTCCCATTGTGTCATCTTCACTCTTCTTGTCGATTGTAAATGTGAAGGCTCTGTCTTTGGAAAGAACCATCTCCTGAACTTCGTTCTCAAGCTCTGCCGGTGTTCCGTATCTGTTAGCACCATCTGTTTTGTAATCCCCCATTGTAGCAGTCGGTACAGAAAATACCTTTACTGTGGAAACTCCAACCCAGTCGAATGCGTAGTTTACAAGTGCAGATGTGAGTGCACCAACTTTAAATCTTTCATCCACGATTTGTGAATACTTCTCAGCGTAATTAACAGCCATTTTAAATTCTCCTTTTCTAACTTTTTGAAATCAGCGAACACATCTTTATGTGCCCGGTATATACTAGGAAGATTAACCGTTGAATCCTTTCAGGAATAAATCAGTCTCTTCATCTTCGCCCTGTCCGGCATTTACTGGCGGTCTACTCTTGAGCCATTCTGTTTCCGCCTCTTTGATTGAAGCTTCCTTAAATTTGCTCATGTTCTCAGTAACTTTAACCATGTCACCGTCAAGCTCTGCCTGAGCAGTGTCTTTCGCCATGTCACCTGACATTCCAAGTGCAAGGTATCTGTTTGTGGCATTTGTCAGCTTAATTGTGTCCTCGAGGCCTTTAACATATTTCTTATGTTCCTCTTCGGCTTCACGTTTAGCTTCTTCTTCCTGCTCTTCAGCAGACTGTTTTTCTCTTAGCTGCTTCTTTGTGTTAGCAAGTTCAGATGAAGCTTTGTCAAAACTGTTTTTCAACTTCGCACTGTTGGCTCTTTCCTGTGCTAACTGTGCCATCAGTTCTTCTACAGTAGGCTCTTTCTCTTCCGGTGTGTTATCCGGATCCTGATTCTGCTGTCCCTGTCCTTCAAGGTTTTTGTTTTCTTCCATAATTATCATGTTCCTTTCTTTCGCGTTTAGAGTTCTCTCTCATAGTTACGTTTCGCGATTATAGACTTCTCTGTCTTTCGCGTTTGATAAGGCACTTCTCTGTGCCATGTATGAAAAACAGCCATATTTTTTATGACTGCAATTTCTAAAAATAAATGGTTACGCACCTGCAATTCACGATTTGATTTGTCGATGCTCCTAACGAGGTATCTTTGGCATGCATCATCCATGAATCACCAACGTGGAAAGCCTGTCCAATCGGAATATACTTTCCATTTATCTCGATGTGGTCTTTTCTAGTGACCTCATCAATGATTGATTCCCACCGCTTCATTGTCTTTCCAGCATTCACAGCTTCTATATACCTAGCGTGGTTTATTGCCGTATTTACTTCGTTTTCAGCCATGAACCTTGCTCTATCCAGTGAATAGTAATAAGGATCATTCTTATGCTTTTTCGTGCTGTCTATGACATCGTAAGAAAAGCTCTTAACGTACGTTTTAAGGTAATTATCGACTTCAACGTACTTTCTAAGCACTTCCATGTAATCATCTTCCATGCACTGTCTGACAGGCTCATAGTTGGTATTATTGGCTTGCTCAAGTGTGAACAGCCAAATCATTGTAGTGATAAAGACTTCTTCCAAGTCCTCAGTCATCTTTATTCTTTCGGCTTTCTCTTCTTCCGGAAGTGTCATTTCACCGAAATACGTTTCGTATGGTAAACTGCGCTCATTCGTGACAAGCGCGTTCAATTCATCAAAACTAAGATTCGTGAACATCATTATCACCTGTCTTCATTCCATCAAGAATCGGAGAGTTTTCTGTCTGATCTGACAAATCAGGCATAACTTTCTTCTCTCCTGTCTGTGGTTCACTTTTATGAATTAACGATTTTTGATATTCTTCAATCGTTTTCTTACTATCAGCCCATGCCTGAGCTACATCCGGGAATAAATCAACCTGTTCCATAGCCACACGACCATTTACACCCGAGTTAATCATTGCCACCATTGAATTTACCTTTGTAGCAAGGTCGTATGTTTTGTTACGGATAAACTTAGGCTTGATATCCGAAAATTCCAGTGAACGAAGCGGACTGTCGAATGGAATGTCATTCGTGCTCTTAATGGCGATCATCTCAAGTTCAACGATTTCAGCCTTACCACGTCTAAGAATCTGCTCTTCCTTGCAAGCACTGTTTTCCGCAGCACTCCAACCGGAAGACATATTCATTGCAGAACCAGTAGAGCCGCCACCCGGGTCTGTCTGAATCGGAACATAAGCTTTCTGCAAAATAGTGTTTCGCTTGCTTACAATATTCTCTTGCACTCCCTGATAATCAAATGTACTGGAAATAGCCTTTAGTGTTGGAGTTCCACCATTTCCAGTATTCCTAGCAAGAATCCACTGCCCTCCAACTGGAGCTTGTACCTTTCCATCTTCTCCAGGAGGTAATTCGAATCCAACTCCGAAATACACTTCCTGAGTTGTCTGTGCAACGCTGTTTGCAAAATCAGACACTTCCACGTTCAGTGCGTTCATATCTGAAATCTGACGCTCAAAGCATCCTGTTCTGTCTGTAGAACGATTGAATTCTACAATCGGAATTTTCTTGAATGGATTCTTCTCACCATTCCTTTTCATAAATGACCATTCATTCTTTTCAACAGTGCTATTTGTGACAGTCTGCATACTCTTAATTTCGTAGCGAGTATCAGGAGTAAATACTGTGTAGTACACATCCCCATTCTCTGTTCTACGGAATGTTACTCCTGCCAACTTCTCTTGAAGTGCTGAATTTCTGTAGATGCAGAATGTGAACAACGGATTAAGTGTCACAAGGTCAAACGGAGCAAGTCCGTTATAATTCTTTTTGATATCGACAAACTGATAACCGATACCGTTGATTTCAACGTATCGTCCAAGCTCTTGGTCTTTTGAAAAGGCATACTCAGAATCATTCAGCTCATTCAGCATTGAAATTCCATCATCTTGAATCTCGTTCTGAGAATCCGTAGAACTTCTCAAGTCTTTATTTCCACGCTGAACATATGTGATCGGTTGCCCCCATACATAACCGAGCTTGAATTCAGTGATTTGGTTCGCAAGGTTATCTGAAACCTTAATGTTTACTTCCTTGCGGATAATCTTTTCTCTGACAAGTGGCTGAATGCCTTTCTCGTATCTCATGAGAAGCGTCATTTCATTGGCGTTCTTCATGTGAATTACCATAGCTTTTTCAAGCACCTCGAAAATATTGTCTCTTGTGATTTTATCTACGTCTGAATAAATCCGGCGTCTGCCAGTTAATTCAGGATATACATATGCTTTATTGTCCTCGGACACCGAATTCACCTACCTTTAAATCTGCAAAGAAAAAAGCCCTGCGTAACGTGTACGCAAGACCTAATCCCTGAAAAAATGAACGAATTACAATTTCTTCGATTATAATTATACCCCTGTATTTTATGAATTTTATGCAAATTCAGTCTGAAACGTATTTTTTTATTCTTCTTGACACCAATGACTGGTCAATACGCAGCTTCAATGCAATCTCCTGTTGAGACATTCCATCTTTCGTGAACTCAAGAATTGCTTTATCCTCAATGTCTTTCGCGTTCGCAATCATTGTGTCAATAGCCAGTTCCAACTCATTCAATCTGCGAATGTCGTCTTGAATCTTAACTTCCATCTCACGGCATTTCCGCTCCCAGTCTTTCAATTGCGCTATTTCAAAATCTGAACATCCTGTAACTGTGAATCCTCTCGGTTGATATGGAAATTCTGGATTAGAACCATATACCTTTCCAGAACATGCCGATGGTTGATTCGTCACATACCTTTCAAGTTTCTTCTGGTCCTTTTCAAGAAGGACTTTTAACAATTTATAGTTTGCAATATCTCTTCTAGTGATTTTCATGTTGCCCTCCTTAAACTGGACTTTGAATGATTGATGCCGGTCCGTCAATATCTCCATAAATTTTCATTGCTAACTGAGTAATCCCATCTCCGGCATCGTCATGTTCGTTATCACCAATCTGTACAGTCATATTCAATTCATCCATTGCATCGCTGTATTCTTGGTCTTGGTGTTCCGGATCCAAGAATATGAAATGTTTCTTTACATCACCGGAATACGCAACCATCTTAGTCATTTTTTCCATGTTCCCCGGAGCTTTTTTATAAGAGCAGCTGCAATGGTAATTATGCTTTTCTAGTTCTGTACTTACCCTGTCTGAATACATATCTCCACCATTGTTCGCTTCGAACTGTATTTCTGTAAGCTTTTCTCCTATGATTTTTCCAGTAACAAGAGGAATCGTAACTTCTTTCTTGCCTTTATTGAAAATCCATGAAGGAATGTACACATCTCCATTTGGATATTCATAACCGATAGGCATTGAGAGGCTGTCTCCACCACCCCACGCAACATCACATGCGCCAACGACTCTATGGTCACCTTCTGGCAGTACGCCATTGTAGTATCTTAATTCGTCTGCCGGGAACAATAATCCTTCACGAACAAATGGAGTCTGCATAAATTTAGCCATCCACTCGTTCTTATCAAGTCTGTCACGCATATTATGATAGTATTTCGTTGAAAATCCTTTTACCGGATAATTAAAGTTGGATTCTCCTTTTTCATTAAGTGCCGGAATTTTCCTAAATTTGTATCGTGGATTATTCTTGTACTGTTTCTCGATTCTTCCCAATGGGTCAGCAACATTCCATCGCGTACCAACCATCAACTCTTTTGAACCATCGTTTTTACGGTCAACAAGGATATTAAGATAATCTTGGTATCGACCATCTAATCGTCTTAGACTTAATGATTCTTTACGATCACGTACCAAGTCATCGACATAGAGATATCCATCTTCACTAATATCTACAGCACCAGTCCATGTACCATCAATACCACGGCAAGTTGTAGTTGCAAAACTTTCAACTGCATCGTAATACAGTTCATTTTTTTCTGATGATTTACTTACGAGCTGAACATCCGGGAAAATTTCATGGAATGTATACTCTTCATTTTCTGTTAGCTTAATCAAGTCATTATGGAATCTATCTGCAAGAATACCACTGTGACCACTCATGGCATTATGGCTTGATGGACGCTTACCGATTATCCATGCATAGAAGAAAATACAAATCGTACTCTTACCTACACGGGGCGGCATAGACAATCCATAGAAGTCATATTTGCCATCTTCCAAGTCCTGCAAGTCTTGAGCAACAATGCTAAGCGGATTCATTCTAGGTTCGTAGAATTTCTTCTTGTACGGTCTGTTCTTTTCCATATACAGTAAGAAACTTTCAAATCGGTTTGGAGCTTCCCATAAAAGAACATCCCAGTATAAGCTATTCAATGCATCTGACTTCTCAAGAAGTGGAATAACCTGTTTTATATAGCTAGTGATTTTCAGACAGTAAGAAAGCTCTGCATTATCCTCTTTGTATACAGCTCTTGCCATATCGAAAAGGTCACGCAGAGTTTCGCAGCACACAGGCTTTTTCTTTATTGCGTTTATAATTCTTTTGTTACGACCTGATATCACTTAATCAATTTCCTCCAAAATAAAAAGAGCCAATATCTGTAATTTCTCACAAATATCGGCTCTGGCTCTTAGGCTCTGGCTCTAATTATTCTTTAATTTCAATAATTCCATTCTGATCAATGATTTTAATTTCAGCTCCCCAGTAAGATTTCACGTATGATTGCATTCCAGAAATAATATTTCTTAGCTTTTCATTTTCAATCAATAAAGAACTCATATCATCTTCAAGATTGGCAATTTTTCTTTTAAGTTTTTTCTTTCCCATGAATCTTCACATACTTGTTCGCCGAACAATCTGTTCATACATTCTTCTACATCTGTCCGCATTTTTACAACGAATATCTGTAAGACATGATTTTCTCCCAAATGTGCTAACGTCTATCTTTTCAATATCGGCTTCAAAATACCTGCACCCATCACAATATTCTTCCAAGTACAGACTAAAAGTTTTATACGTACTCATCGTTTTATCTTCCCATCCTTAATCACCGGATAATACGCTTTCTTGCAGTGTTTACACCATATCGGCGTATTCTCAATATTGGAATTCACTTCCACTCTCTGACCAGTCTTGTGACCATGTGGACAGTAGTACCAATTTTCTTTTATCTGTTCCATTACTCTAACCACTCATTATCCAAATAATAAAATCCATATACAACAGCTCCAATCAATCCAATCCAGAAAATCCAAAATAAAACTTGCCAAAACACTTCTTTTGATTCTAAATGCTCAACAGTTTTATCTATAGTTCTATCCTGATAAAAATGTGTATTATCTGATATTGTTTTGTCTTTTAATTCTGTAAAAATTGTTCCTTTGAATCTTGTTCCAGTACCATAATACTTGTATCTCACGCGACTCGATTCTTTAATTGTATCAATATAGTCTGCATCTGGAAGTTTTATTTTACCGCTATCAAATACTACACAGCAGAATGATACTTCTTTACATTGTTTGCTCTCACTACCAGCGTAATCCCATGACCAGTAAATCTCTGTATGAGTCGTTGTATGACCTTTTCCATCGGTGGTTGTATATGTTCTAGTATGTCTGTTATAATGCTCTTCTTCCTTCTCAACATACATATATTCTCCACCGATTTCCGGGAAAGTTACTGTATCAACAGCTTCTAATTCACCATATACAAAGGCATTCCCAACGTTTGTGTCCATCCCATATCGGAAAAGTTCTTCATCCTCAATCTTAACAGCCTTATTGTATCTTTCATTATTATCCATAATACTGTTTTGAATCTTACCTGATATAAGAAATCCAATCAAAAGCATTACAGCCACGATAGATACACTTGTTAAGACTTCACGCTTCGTAATCTCCATTTATTTATCTCCAAATAAATCTTGTGGTGCATCTTCTGATACATCGTATTCAAGGTAAGAATAAGACTGTTTCTCATATCCAGTCATATTCAAGAAAATACTTGTCGGAAATTTACGTACGTAACGATTGTACTGCTTCACCTGTTTATTGAAGTTACTTCGATATTCAGCAATCATATTTTCTGTGATCGACAGCTCGTTCATTAGCTGCTTGTAATTTTCATTCGACTTCAACTCTGGATATGCTTCACTTACTGCCGTAATAGCTGTAGTGACATTCTCAATATTCCCAGTCTGCCCTCTTCCATCGACAACGGCTTTCAACGTTTCTGCCTCATGCGAATCATACTGTTTCACGCAATCCGCAAGATTATACACAAGGTCAACTCTTCGTTTTTCTTGCACCTTGATATCCGACTGTGCTGTCTTTACTTGCTCTTCCATCGCAATAGCCTTATTCTGTGAGCTGTATACTCCAAATACACACATCAGAGCTACAGCAACAACGCCACCCAATGCAATTAAAGCTACTTTCCAATTACTTTTCATCTACCTATTCCTCCGTATGACAGTTGTTTTCAATCTTTCCATACACATCCTCATACAGCGCCTGTTTGTCCCCGTTGTATGTATACTCAGCATAGATACCATCACCGCTAATGTCGGTTGAAGCAAGGCACTTATAATTCTGTAATGTCTTACAGCTCCATACGATAAACACATTGCTTAAATCAATCGGAGTATCCGGTCTGTTCTTCTGATACCATTTAACAAGTTTCTTTTTACATACACTCTGAAAGTGATCCATTCCTGTGATAATCATGATTAAGCCTCCTCATAAATAATATCCAAACCATAAGCAACCGCAGCTTCGTGTTCGATCTTACATCCTCTTGCATTCTCCCAGCCTTTGCAGAAGTACGCTGCATGACACAGAGACATATTCTCTAAGGACTTAGCAAGGAAGCATAATGGAATCTGAACTACTCCACGTTCTTTCATAGATTCATTGCTGTACCATTCATCTGTAAAAAGAGTATTTACAACCTCATATCCTTTTTCTTCAAGAACCTTAATCGCTTTCTCTCTTGTTTCTGCAATTTCTTCATCAGTCTTTCCAGCCATTGGCTGACTTAACATTGCTTTCTTCATCATTAATCCTCCTACTCTGCAAACACCCAATCTTCAGCAAGCATATCTGCCTGTGTCGGAACATACTGCTCACATTTTGTGTAATAAGAATCATTTTTAGATTCACATGCTTTTATGATTGAGTATTCCTCGCTATCAAATTTGTCTTCCCTTCTACCATCAAGGCAAGCTATGAAAGTGGCGTATGCAAGTTGTAAGAACATGTCTGGCTCAAACGTCAATCGTCTTACACGTTTCTTGTTCTTCACCTGCTTCATAGCTTCGTGAAATGAAAATGTATTCATGCCACCAAGTGCCGGGCAGTTCGTGTCATCCGCAAAAATCCATTCATCGGAACAAATATTTGTAAATGTGTAATCCACACACTCGGTGCTACGGACATCAATGTCATTACCATCTTTTGTATGCATCAGAATTGACTGTGCCGGAATACACCAGAACCAATACCCAGCCCATGACGGAAGCTTCACCTTTGCCCCATGTTTCATTGCTTCAAATGCTTCTTTAAATGTCATCGTTCATTTCTCCTTTCATTTTGCTACTTTTACCATGCATCTAACTTCTTCACTTTCGTATTCTCGCTCCATTACTAGTTCATATTTTTCAACTTCGTAATGGACATTCCCTGTTATATTGTGCTTTTTCTTGTATTCATAAATGGCTCGATCTATAAAAGAGCTTATTTCTTCTCGGTTCTGCTTTTCTGCATTAGCATACAGCTCATCTCCGTGAAGTAACTTACTGCCACTTATTTTTGATTTCACATTGAACGCAAAAACAACTTCCGGTATATATATTTCTGAACATGTAATAACAGCATTTGTTCCAATATTTGTTTTAAATGGCTTGGCCAAAATATCAGAAGGCATTATTACACGTTTTTCAGGAAATCTTATCTTGAATACCACATACTGCGTAATCGCAGTGATTATTGTTCTTTTTTCTTCCTTGTACACATCAGGATGAAGAAATTTTAATATTGGCAGTATCATTTCGCAATCACTCTCCTTGATCGAAATCGGAACGGGAGGTATCGAACCTCCGACACGCTGGATATAAGCCAGTTGCTCTACCACTGAGCTACGTTCCGTTAGCAGGTGGACAGTAATCAAACCACCTCTGCTACGGTTCTTTAGACAGTACGAAGAAAATAATAAACACTGTGACTATCGTGCAAAATGTGAATATTAAATCTTTGACGGAACTCCGCAGCTAAAATCCGTCTGTTACATTTTTTCAAACACAATTAGGTCTTCACCTTATTCAATCATGGTAAAAGTCATATTCTGCCACTGTGATGATAGGTCTGAGCTTCTGAGAGCGACTCTTGGCTTCCTACCACTGTCAAAGCACACATGGGATTGATACCCATAAATTTCACGGTTCTTTCAGATAATGTTTTCGCCTATTTTGCACCCTTTGCATTGCTCATATCGAAATTGCTTATTTAAGAACTTGCCATACCGCTACTTTAACGAACCTCTTGTGTTATACTCCGATTTCTCGGATTCAAGGCAAATCAGCTTATTGAGAATTTCCAGTTAGTCCGTAGTCTCTCACACCACTCACATCACTGGATTATTTCTGCACCGCAGACGTCTATTAATCACTGACCACAAGGATTCTGCATTTGACTTCTCTATGATGATACACTGCAAGGCATTGTTGATGGTTTCCGTCTTCACCAATGGAATCACTCCCACTAGAAAGAATCGGCTTATCCAATATCTCGAACAAGCCTATCTCGTTACCATTGCATCTCGGCATGACTGAAAAATCACTCTTCACCGAGGTAATCATATTTGAAAATAGCCGGATAAGGGATCGAACCTCAATCTTTCACTTGGGTAGGGGTAGAATGAACGCTTTACCATTAAGCTATACGGCTTCCAACTACACAGTAGTAAGGAAAAGTTATGAAAAAAAGTTTTTTTCTCCGAAACTCGGAGAGAGCTACCGTTCGGATTCGAACCGAAAACCTGTTGATTCGTAATCAACTGCTCTATCCATTTGAGCTATGGTAGCATAACCGCCGTATGAAGGATTCGAACCTCCAAGTCGTTTCCGACTGACTGGTTAGCAACCAGCTCCAATACCATTATGGGAATACGGCCTATTTAGCGGTCTGCCAAACCGCCATAAATATAAAATCAAAAAAGGTTACAGCCTATAACTGTCAATATCTCCGCAAAGATACTGGGTTGATTTCCACCTCGCTAGAAATGCCATGCGAAAACTAGCCAAGCATACTCTAAAAGTCAGGCTATCAGCTGTTGCCTATAACTTCACCCTCTGCTCTTCTCTGCTGATTATTATGACCTCCACGGCTTTTTTACACGAACCACTCGCGAGACTCGTCAATCCCGAAAGCATTTCGTGCTGATGTCAAAGAGTGGAATCGAACCACTGCCTGTCAGCCTTGTTGTCGCGCGCTTCTGACCGCTCTTTCCAATGAGCTACATTGACTTAACCGCCATCTGACGGTTAGCAACAATATTTATCGTGCCGTGCGTTGCACTAGATTTTATAGTCTTTACTGACTAATCATTTCTCGCCCCAAATGAATGGGAATAGCACAAAGCCTACAAGCCATATACAGCCGGCTACAAGCAATCCGCGGATACACTGGAAGAAGATTGCGCCGCCAAGAACCCAAGTCATTGCGTGAGCATCTAGCGCACTCAGAAGAGCAAATATAGCTCCTATAAACATCTTTCCAACTCCAACATATCCGGCAAGCAAAGTGAAAGCTATGAGCGTAATTCCCGCAAGCCAATGTCTTATTTTCGCTTTATTTTCTTTCCGCATCGTTCACACCTCCACGTATGCTCTGTTTTCCATGAACCATCTGATTGCAATACTAAATCATTATTTGCATGGACGGTTCGCTCATGCTTACAAAACAGCTGCCTTATTATCTTAAACATTTCTTCCTCCGCATATTAATTCCATGAAGTTTACGCCAGTTATTTGAACCAATCGTGTAACATGGCAAAGTGTTTACATTAAATGTTCCAAATGTTCCATAGAAAACCGAAGATGCGTCCAATAAGTTGTCTATGTTTCTCATTTTCTGTTTTAGTATTGAAGTTGGTATTGTTGCCAATTCTTCGACTATATCATCACAGATTAAACATGAATCCTGTTGGATATAAAGTTTCCCTGTTGGTGGAAAGCCACCATACGCATATCTTCTCTTATCTTTCTCGCCCATCATTTATCTCTCCAGCGTCCACTATTCCCCAATAAAAACGAAAATGTTTCTAATTCAGGCACTTTCACACCGCACAATGCACATGTCAGCTGAATTGCAGTATTCCGATCTCCGCATTTCTTGTAAAACTCTAAATAAATGCTATAAAACATGTTGACTGTTTCAATTATTTCTTTATTACCCATCAGACAACCCTCCAAAGTGCTTTCACGTCATCAAGTCTGAACATGGCTTGTACTGAATCGCCATCAAGAAAAAGGATAATTCCATCATCCTGAGCAATCTCGCAACGTTTAGCTTCCACGATGAATACTCCATCATCTGTCACAACATGGTATGTTATTGGAATCGGTTTAACTCCGTCATAAATCAGCATCTTTCCACACCTCTTTCACAAAATCAGGTAATTCATTCAATGAATCAGCTCCTATCAGCATTTTGCAACCACGGTACGCTTCAAACCAAAAACCAATCTTCGGAATCACTACTTTCGTAAACTTGTCAGACATGATTTCCAGTGGTTCATTACACTCAAACCGAGGAATCCAAGCCATTTTATACATTTCTCTGTTAAATTTAGCCAAAGGCTGTACGGTTTGTGTCTGAACAATGACTTGAGTAAATATCAATCTTCCAGTAACTATCTGACCAGTAGATTCTACTGTTGCCTTTAAATTTTCTATTATGCGTTCCATGATACCTGACTTCCTACAAACATTCTTTCTCTGCTTTCCACTTAGCCACTCTGTCGCACATGATTTTTCGAACCTTTTCCTGAGGCATGTCTTTTGGAAATGTGGCAGATATTAGAATTCTGTACTTATGATCCCGAAGTTCTCTTTTAATTTCATTTCTATTAAATGAATAAAACGGGTCGCACCAATATATATTTTCCAATGTTTTGTAATCAAACGCTGCATCATAGCATAAATTAACATCCTCATTGGTCTCACATTGAATTTCGTCTGTGTCGTATTCCTCAATTGTAGCCGCGTCGCTATAATATCTTTTTTGACTATTCAGCATTGCACATATCTGTTCAGCTTTCTCTCTGCTTAATGCAACTGTCCGTATGTAATAATCCGAATACTCTCCGGAAGTAATCACATATACTTTCATAGCTAATCTCCTATCATGTAAAATAAGGCCTTTTTGAAAAAAATTTGCTTGAGGGGGTGAGGTATGTACCGGGGCGTCCTGTCCTCGTAACCCCCACCCGGATCTTTTTAAGGTCAAAACCGTTTTCGATGCTTCCAGCCGGTGCGATGTTTTCCCAATGATCCGAACATATGTATCTATACGACAAATAGCAATTTGTTATATAGCTAATACACAATATCTTGCGTCTGTACGCTTTATCGTACTATATCTTGTGAAAATAGTAGTTTTAATGGATTGATATTAAAAAAGATCAATCAGTGTCCGGCAAATCTGGAAACTTTGGAAGCTGTCGAGCCGGCTCTTTTTGTCCTATTGCATCGGCCACGCCGTACTTTTCCGCAATCCCTGGAAGATCAGGAGCTTTCTGCGCTGCTGTCTGTCCTCTTGGCTGTCCCATATTCCAACCGTAATGCCTATTAAGTATGCCAAGAATACCAACCGGATTCCCTTTCCCAGATGCTAATTTATTACTCAGAGACTCCTCTCTTTCAGCTTGCAACTTTTTCGTTACCTCGGACGAACCGCGTTCAACTTCCGGGTTATTAGCCCACTGATATAATGTGTCTATATGTATTCCTGTCATTTTACTAAATCCCATAACTGATACTTCTTTTGAATACTCATAACACATAGCTATATATATATCACATACATTATCAATTAATTCTCTATTGCTATAATCTATATTACTTTTTTCGTTATATCTTCTGGTTATTCCGTCAGTTTTACATGGCTTAAATACTTGACTGTAAATATATAACAATACACTGTTCCATCTTTGCTGATCGAATGAATATATATCTTTCATGTCTATATCGTGATCTATGCAGTAATTAGATATAGATTCTCGAATTCTATCTGTGTATACTTCTGTTTTCTGCTCTGTTGTATTTAGCTCTTGCCCTTCTACGCGTTCCATTTTCTGCATTCTGATCACCTCCCAGCAACGAAAAAAAAGGAAGCAGCCACGCCCGATCTGATCCGATCAGGTTATTAGCTACTTCCCTTTAGATTTTCTTTCTTGTCTACGTTTCAATGAGCTTATTATATATTTATTTCCCGTATATGTCAATTTGATTTATCGCACATATGAGCGAACCGCGCCCCATAAATTCATAAGCGACTTAGAAAGATATCATAAGAGCCAAGGCACAAGAACGGCAAACAGAAAGAAAACAGTCCCAAGAAGAACAAAACCGCAAGGTTTTTTCTTGTATATTTCTTTTTCTTTTCTTCTCTTCTCTTTTCTATTCTTCTCTGGGTTGCCAAGTGGTATACCGACCGGTTACAAACTGGTATACCAAGTATAAACACATACACATGATACAACGCTGGAAGACACAAAAAAGACAGCCCGGGAGGCTGTTGACTTTTAAAAAATATAAGCTATAATATAACTATCAACATTTGTTGATTCCAGATAGACCATGATTCTATGCGGAGTCGTTCAGATCAATGGCTGAACGTTGAGTTGAAAAACATATGGGAACGTATGCAAACGAGAGAACAGCGTAGCTTTTTGGCTACGCTTTTTCTCTTTTAGATTCCGTATATATCATTCTCTAACTTCCAACTTTCTCGAACATCTAGAACCGTTACGCCTGCTTTTTCTCTTGCTTCTTCTAACATTTTTTCAACGTCCTCAATACTCCCATAAGTGCAGAACTTAGAGTCTATTTTATTTCCCTTTGTGATCTCAACTCTATAATTTTTATAACCGTCTACCGTAACGAAATAATATTCATTCCCGATCTTTTCGCTGTATGAAGTCCATGCATTTACGTTAATCATTTTCTTTCTTCCTTTCTTCTGGAATCTATTTCCGTAGAGCGGTACAAGACCGCCCTATTTTTTTGTGTCTGATCTGCTTTTATTTTTCTTCTTTCGGTTTGAATTCTTCTGATCCGCTTTCGATGTAAAGCAGGAAATCATTGATTTTCTTTTCTTCCCATCCGGCTGATCTAAGACCTTCGATCAGTCTAGCTATTTCTGTCATTGTCATATCTTCCATGCTTTCTCCTTTCTCCAGTTCTCACTGGTGACTTGTAAGCTGTGCTCCTTACAAGTATTATTATATATTTATTTGTGCCTAATGTCAATACATGCATATAGAAATATTTGTGCTTAATTCGCTTTTGCTTTCTTTCTTTCTATTTTATCCAGTTCTTTTAATATTGTTTCTTTTATAAATGCGTTGCAGCTTTTCCCGGTAAGCTCTTTTATTCTTTCTTTAGTTCCAAGCGGAAACTGACAATTAACGCGATCAACTGTTTTCATATATTCCGCAACTGCTTTTCTACGTTGTTCTTTCTGCTTCTCTGTATATTCTGGCATCTTTCTAGCTCCCTTCCTATTTTCTTTCATTATAGTATATTAACGCCTTATTTTCAATGCTTATTTGTGCTTAATAAACAATAGACAAAAACGCTATTGTATTTGTGCCTAATATTTGTATAATATGTCTATTGTATTTGTGCCTAATATCATGTATTATAATAACTGTAAACGAGATACAGCAACAGCCACACAGGACAAACAACCGGACGCCCTGAACCACTCAAGCCAATGAGGACATAAGCAAGCGATCTGATTAATTGCAAAACCTGAGACAGTAAGAAATAAGGAGGAAACAAAATGGAAGAAAAAAGATTGTACAACTTAGCACATGACGCGTTGCTTATGAAGTGGGGAAGGGAGCATGATTTTTTAGAAAAGTACCCGGATAACCAAATATCAAAGATTAAAGAACGACAGCTCTGGAATGAGTTAATAGAACTTGAAGAAGAAATGATAGCAAAGAAATTTGCATAATTAAAAAGCCGGTGCAAACCTACCAAGCGAACACCGGCACCAATCAAAAAATATTAAGAAAGGTAAGCCCATTATATCAGGGCGGAAGGTAAAAATCAATGTTAAGAACAAACAGCAGAAAAGCAATGGAGAACATCAGAAAAGAGATCATGGACAACTACAAGGCGGCAAACGAGTATTACACATACGAAGGCAGAGAAGCAAAGACAGATTTTAACGAGATCTGTGCAGACATCCTGGAGACGTTCAGAGTTGAAAAGTTAGAACACGACTGTTATTACATCGCAGGAAGAGCAAGTAAAAGCGAAATGTTCATGGACTGGATGCAGGGACTTCCAACAGCGTTCCCGGTTGCTGATGATATTTTTCTCAGATCAGCGATCGACTTTCTTGGAAATATCCTTGAAGAGACAGAGGAAGAAAAGGCAAGATACACAGAGGACAAAGCCGAGAAATTAGCTTGTAACCTTCTTTACAGAGAACTTGAGAAAGGCGCACGCAAATAGATAGAGCAACCGGGGAGCAATCCCCGGAAGTCTTGAGCAGATCAGGAGGGCAAAACATGATAAAGATAGATATGTGGTATGAATATAAGCCGGAAGAAGTGACCGGAATTAATTGGAGTTTTTACGGTTACGACGTTGTATATCGTGGCAACCTTTACAAGAACGGGAAAACGATCGGAGACTTTACAGCGGACACAATGCAGGAAGTACAAGAAGCCTTCCCGCAGTTATCGGAATCGATTAACAAGGAATTGAACTAGAAAGGACTTGAAACCATGAGAAAAGCACTTGATTTTATTATTTTAATTTTGATGGTTGCGGCGATCAGCTCAGCCGCCACACGTGTATATATGATCAGAACCGCCGCGCCTTCTATTCCGTGTAGTATCGCATGGAATGACGAAGTGCACGACTACAGATAACAACCGCCCGCCCCGGAGGAACGAAGGCAGAAAGGGCAAATATGAATGAATTTAGAATGGTTTTCACCAAGCGGAAAAGATATGTTAAAGCGTGTCAGTTTTTAATGAGTTCGAAAAAATACGAATTATTGCATCGTGGACGCATAGCAGATTCTAAATTTTACGTTGAATTCAAAACAAGATAATTAAAATTTAGCCGGACGCGTTCCGGCTTTTAAGATACCATGAAGGGAGACAGAACGAAATGAAAAATATTGATATTGCACAATTAATTTTTGATACATTAAGTGACGGATACGACAACAAAGAAGAACGCCCGGAGACGGTCGCAGAGCTTGCCGCAGAACTTGACAAGCTGGAAGAAGGCGCAACGCTCAAAGCTGCATTAATTGCACTCTGTGAACGTGTCGAAGATTTGCAGAGCTGAGAAGGGAGGCGGCGCACATGGTAAGAAATACGGAAGGCGGGAAGATCGCATTTTATCAGGCGTGGACAGATGACAATCTATTGATTTTTGAGTACTGCGGAAGGGTTCAGGCGTTCCGAGTTATTCCAGATGGCAAATACATAATAGCCATTGAAGGTGGAACGATCCGAGCCGATCACGGCGCGAAAGGGTTGATTGACACACTGGAAGCAATGCCAGCCGCAGACCTTGAGAAAATCATAAAAAGAATATTTTGAGACACAAGCCCGGAAGCTCTCCGGGCTATTCGCACACCCGCTCAGGAGTTCCAGCCGGTTCGATTCCGGCGGCGGGTTTCTCTGTACATTGACAATATAACGTGCTATGCTATTGATATATAACGCCCTTATTTGGGCTTTTAAGGCGCTTCATTGTCGTAGCCTAACAACTAAGCACCGACCGAACAAAAGACAGCAGAACGAGCACAACCGCGCCCATATGCAAACCATAGCACGCCCATAGAGCGACCGCAGACCGTAAACGGTAAAATTATAGTCTAATGATATAAAAGCCATAGAAACAGCAAAACAGAACGCCACAAGGCAGAACCACGTCCCGGAGATATTACGCAAGAAAGAACCGCCCGCAGATCATAGCAGGACGGCAACAGCTGCACCGGACCAGTAGAGCGGACCAGCTGCGGGAAAGTTATTCACACGACAAAATCCCAATAAAAAAGGACGCCGAAATGAACCAAAATTTCGACATCCAGATTCTAGCCATCTTTGAAAAAGTACCGATTTCTTTTTTTGGCGAATTTTTCTAGGTTCATAAAAAACGCTCTAAAAACGCGCGACTTTTCAAGATTTCAAAAATTTTTTAATTTCTTCCAGTGCTTCCGAATCCACCTCTACTAATTTCTTTCAAACATGTTACAGCTTTGAACCATAGTCTCGGTTGATTTCTTATGACTCTGAACTGACAAATCCTGTCATCTTTGCGAATCACTGTATCACGAATCGCATAAGCCATGAATCCCCACTGGTCATCATTCCCATTGTAACTGTTGTCAATGATTCCCATACTGTTCGCACTAATGATACCAAACCGTCTAGGTGTTGACGATCTAGGCAGCACCCATGCTTCATAACCATCTGGAAGAATCATGCCGACTCCAAGCGGAATCAATCTCAGCTCACCTTTTTTCATTGCCACATCTTCTGCCGCTCTCAGGTCAATCCAGTCTCCATTTGTTACTCTGAAAATTTTTCTCACCTTGTCACCCATGCTATTCGCAAAATACTTAATACTAATTTCCATTGTAAAAATCCTCTATCTTTCTTTCTAGGTTTATCCCGGCTCTAAACATTCATTCTTCAACGCTTTCAGAAAACAACTCACTTGATTTCCGAATCAGTTCACAAGCCTGATATGCAGGACGATGAAAATTCTCACTTGCCTTTTTATCTGTTGGCAGCTCAGCTAATCCACCGTAATGTCTCTGAGAATCAGCGTTAATTTCCGCCTGACTTCTTCTTGTCTCTGTACTTCTTTTCACTGTTCATCACTCCAATCCAATCTCTGCCCGCAACCGCTACAATATTTTCCATAAGGCTTGTCTATTCCTCTAACTGTTTCACCACAAACCGGACAATCCGCTCTATTTGTTTCTTTATACGTTACAGGCTTTTTCGGAATCTGTTTCCTCATAGCAGCTATTGCTATCTTCTTTGCTTCAATGTTCTCTTCACTGTTGGACGTATCCAGCCCTTCAATGATTCTGATTGCATCTTCCATCTATACATCCCCCTCCGCTCTATGTAATGATCTGTCAGCACTAAACCCTTCCCGTTTTTCACCAATTCCTAATCTTTTCCACTTACAATGTCTTGTGTACATCCAGAGCACTTGTCCTCTTTCTTCATGGACAACTAGAATATCACCTATATGTCTCTTTCTCTGTCTTCTGTTGCTCCATGCACATTCCGGGAAATTATCTTTCCTCGGTCTGTATCTTCCGAAAGCTCCATGATGCCACACGTTAATTTTTCTATCATCCATTATAATCTTCTCCTAAAACCAGGCCAAAAGAAACGCAAGCGCAATCACAATTGCATGAAAGCATTTCCATAATACCCACGCAAGTTCACTTTTTTCGTTCCGTCGATTATTAATCAGCCACATCCATATTGCACTATAACCGATTATCCCAACCACAATGCTTGCGATTCTCAAGCCTAGCTTAATCTGTTCCATGCATATTCTCCTCTTCTAGCAGTTCAGGATTGTCAAATATGTTGCCGACAACACGAACATTGCTCAAATATGCCCAGAATGCTAAATCGTGTCTGAGAAATTCCGAACCTTTCGTATTCCACTTAATTATAAATGCACCTTCTTCATACTTAATCACTCCGTAATAGTGTCCGCATTGCACAATATCGTTTTCCCAAAATTCCTCGCCTAATTCATTTGTTAATTCTGTATACTGGCAAATCGTATCTTCGTCAATCAGAAATTCACCCTCAAGACTTTTATCGTTAATATAATTCTCGTCACTAAGATAGCCATGCACCCATGTTCCATTAAGATGCTCATTACCTGAAGTTGCATGAATATGTTTCGCTCTGAAAAGCATTTCTCTATTCATAACTGTCAACCACCTCCAACTTTTTCAGATCCTCGATTAACCATATCTCTTCATTGCCTTCCCATTTGACCATTGGAAAGTCCACATCAAAACGGCAATTTAAACTAAACCAATTAGTAAGACCGTCTTTATATGCAAATAAAGTACCATCTCTATGTCTTACGATGTATTTGAATTCTTCACCAAGATACTCCAAAAACACCCTGTCCCTCTTGCTTATCACTATCACTGACTTTTCGATGTACTCTGACTCTGCCCATTCTCTTCTTGCCTTGTCACAGTCTTCCATCTCCAAAAACAAACAAGCTGTACATGGAGCGTCACAGCAATCCGCAACTTCATTCGTATTTTTATTAACCCTAAAATCGTGTCCTTTGCAAGCAATCTCCACAATCTCTGTTGCAAACTTCTCTTTATTTTTCATCTACTCCACCTCGCTTAACAATCTCTATAGCACACGCCATTCCTCTCGCATAACCTTTTGCTTCATCAAATTGCAGCATATTTTCTATTGTACACCTGCGCTTTTCTTCATCAGCAAGTTCTAACTCTTTATTTAGTTGTTCAATGACTTTCTCCACATCAAACGCTGTCGGCTGTTCTTCTATTTCCATAAGCGTGGATACCGCAATATCTGCCACCGAAACCATTTCATCTTCGTCTGGTGCTTTCGGTTTTAACCATTTCTCGCATTTTCTCATCAGTACATCCGCATCAATTAATCTGCTCATAATCATTCTCCTTTGTACGGTTTCGGTAGTGGCATCCAGGCAACAATTGATTTTGTCGTATGTTCATAGATTCCTTTAAAGTTTCCATTTTGCCGATATCTCATTTCTGTTACTATTCCGCTGTAAAAACATACAATTACATCCGTGTTATCCTCCGGCAACCTCTCGCTGCATGGAATCCACTTCTGACTTTGCAGTGCAATAGCAATTTTCGCAAGTTCGATAGCATCAAGCCATTCTCCACATTTTTCTTTTTCCTCAAACTCAGCCAGCTTCTCCATAGCTTCTGACAGCTTATTCTTGTCCTTAATCACTGCTTTACCACAGTGGTATGTAGTTAATCTCTCTTTCATTCCCTCACCTCTTCTAATAAGCCGTTCACAACCAATTCACACTCAATCTCGGTTACTGTCCGCTTGTCACTGAATTTACAGTTTGGATTCTTGTGTATCCTTGCATCTTTGATCGGCCATTCAGATTCCGTAAAATGCTTACTGTCCACAAACATCACTCTGTGTCCGTTCTTCACGCAGAGATAGTAACTCTCTGCGCTTTTTGGAAGTCCTCGGCAAGGCTTGAATCCGAATCTCGCAAACTCACTTGCTTTTACCTTTGGTCTTAATCTCACGATATCTCACTCCTTTTTCATACTTTGTACATTCCGACGGATCACAACCCCGTTCATGGTCAGTGATTAAAATATAGTCGCAGCCTTTTCTTGCGTCAGATGCTCTGTATTTACATGTCATGCAAAGATGTCTGTTTCCGTTGAAGCTATGTGCTTCTCTTTCTTTCCTTCTAATTTGACCGGCGTATATGCTGATAGTGCTATAGGAAATTCCAGTCTCTTCCGAAATCTGCTTATATGTCTTTCCCTCTTTCATCATCTTTTTGATGATCGCTTTCTTTTCGCTTGGCTCTTTCATTTCTTCCTCGCTCTCTAAATCTCATCATCTGCTGGAAACTGAAATAAATACTTTTCGGCAAGTTGTTTTCTAACATCATCGATAACAGAAACGGATATTTTCGACAAAGTGTCAGCCACCTTCTGAATCATATCTTTGTTAAGTTCACTCTGTGCATACTGTTCTCTGCACATTTCCATAGCTTTGATTGCTTTTTCTTCGGTGGAATATTCGCCTAAAATATAAACTCTATCTCCTTTGCCGATGTCATTCCCCGGAAACGTTCCAACGATTGTTGCCATATTTTTTGAATATGGGGATATTGCAAGTAATTCATAAGGCACATCTAACGACCCGCTCTGACTAATGATTCTCATAACTAACTCCACCTTTCACATCCCATGCGCACATATCGCAATCCTCCGGACATATATTTGCCTTTATTGCTCTTTTGCACATCTCCATTTTCAATTTCCTATCATCCTCAATGTCATTGATAAATCCGAGTTTCCTCAAGATTTTATGAATCAGTGATTCTTTCTTCATCTTTAACCTCTTTTTCAACCAACAGTTATAACCGCCGGATTTACAACACCGTCACCGTCATATCCATAATCTTTGTTGTGCCATTTTCTTAGACATTCTCCGTATTCCCAGCATTGAGAAAGAATGCTGACAGCTGCTCCATACATAAATCCTGTGATTCCCTCTTCATCCGCTTCATAGCTCAGCTGCTTTGCATTATCAACAATAACTTTCATTTCATCATCTTCTGATGCTTCTATCTTCTCTTCCATCATTCCAGCCCATCTTTCAGCATATGTAAAACACGCTCTACTGTATGGATCACTGTTTTTTTCATACCAGTCTTTATATTCCTGTTCTTTACCTTTTACAATTTTCATCTTCATTCTCCTTTACATAATCCGGGCATTCTTCCATGTATTCATATTGGTCTAAATCATTACACAGAATATTGCATTCTTCGTGCTTCTTGCATTCCATACAGCATTTCCGGATGCCTATGTCTACGATACATATCCGTTTACATCCCATCTTCGTTCTCCATCCATCAATTCCAGGATGCTTCCGGTTCAGCTTCGACCTCAACATCATCATCGTGCATCTCCATAATATCTGTGATATCGCAGAATGCTCGATCTAACCGCATCATGAAAATGTCAAATTCATCTACGTATCTTAATGAATTGATATCAAGTTCGCTTTTGAATCCTGTGATACGGAATCTATTACTTCTTGATTCATATAAATGGATTTTCTTTGTCAGCTTCTCATCCTCTACACATTTAAAAACTAAATCGCAAAATCTTCCTCCGAACATACTATTTCTTATATCCACGCTTACTCTTACTTCCACATTTTGGTAACTCGGTCCATCGCCTGTGCAGATTTTAAGTTTAGACGTATCAACATTCTTGCTGACATATTCCTTGTATTTCTCGAATACGTCTTTTAAGCTGATTACATCTTTATCCGGCTCTGTCATAAGACTTTTGAAGTTTCCTAAGATTTCCTTGTTGTCAACTAAATTCGTGCTGTTAATAATTTCTGTGAGAATTGCATCAAGTTTTACCACATAATCATCCAAACTTACTCTTTCGATTGCCGGTGTCATTACTTCTTTTACTTTCTCATCAATAACCTTTCTTGCATCACCATTCCATCCGAACTGTTCTTCGATACTACTTTTCAGTGCTTTGGTCACGGCATCAGATACAAGTTCCTCAACTGTGCCATCATTCAATTTATCTGTTACTGCCTTTGCTATTCTTTCTTCAAATGTACTCATAATTCGTTCCTTTCTCCTTATTCAATCTCTGATATATACCTGTCTACCAATTCACCATTTACGTATTTATTGGTTATTTCGACTCTTATCGAATCCCCCTCTCGGCTATCTGCAAAACTCGGTCCATTCATTCCACCGCTCGCATAATCGGCTTCTTCATAAGTCATGCCATCATATTCAACTTCTATTTCCCACTCCCATCGTGGACAAATAGCGAACCATTTCCGCATATCTATGTAAGTGATAGTTGCGTCCACATCTTCGTAGGTATATGTGATTTCTTCTTGTGGCTCACGATCCTTGTCTGAAGCATCGTTGGAGCAACCGACCAAGAAAACACAAATTAGAATTAAACATAATATTTTCTTCAATTTTTCACCTCTTCTCCTTAAAAATGCGTAAAAAAATACCAACCACCGAATATTGATGGTTGGTAAATTCTAAATAATTTCTGCTTTGTGTAGAAAAGAATTGGAATTATTTATATAGCATTCCTTTCTGGCTTTGAAAGAAATTTTACCTACTTTCTGATAAGATCTGCAACTTATATTTACAGTCAATTTCGTTTTTACGTTTTCACATATAGCATCTATATCAAAGCCTATACATAATTGTTCTGCTGTTTTTAATATATTCTCAGCTTTCTC